ATATTGAAGCAAAACTACAGGTATGGAATAATTTAGATCCAAAAACAAAAGTAATAGAAGGAATAACTCCAGAAGAAACAATTATAGTAGATATACAAAAAGAAGAAATTGTCTGTCCAACATATCCCGATTACTATGTAAAACGAGCAATGGAATACCCTACTCCAGCAAATCAACTAGATGCTTATTGGAAAGGTAGTCCCTATAGGGAAAATATGCAAGCTACAATTGAAGAAATTAAATTAAAATACCCAAAGGATTCTCCGTAATATGTACAAGTTTAGTATTATAACCCCCGAGCATAGCTCAAGAAATATTCCATTTTTACTGGAACTCTATGAGTGTATAAAAAATCAAACTTATGAAAATTGGGAGTGGATTTTATATTTAAATAATGGGTTTTTACCTGATTATTTACCGCCAGAACTAAAACAAAATTCAAAAATAAAAATACATTTAGCTTTACAAGGTAATTCGAATATAGGAGCTATAAAAAATGCAGCTTTTAAATGTGGAACTGGAGATATATTAGTAGAAGTAGATCATGATGATTTAATTACCGCGAACTGTCTTGAAAAACTAAATGAAACCTTTTTAGATTCTGAAGTTGGATTTGTTTATAGTGATAATGCCGTTCTTTCTATGAAAAATCCATTTATTCCATTCAATCCAGCTAATGGATGGACTTATAAAAATTTTACTTGGCAAGGTAAAGAACTTATTTCAATGAATAGTTTTAAACCTACTAGCCATGCCTTATCTTATATTTGGTATGCTCCCGATCATATCCGTGCTTGGCGTAAATCAGTTTATGATGCTATGGGAGGGCATAATGTAAATTTATCCGTTTGCGACGATCATGAATTGATGATTCGCACTTACTTAGCTACAAAAATGCATCACATAAAAGATGTGTTATATATCTATCGCATTACAGGTGAAAATACTTGGCTTGAAAGAAATGCTGCAATTCAACAAAAAACAGTAGAGCTACATAATCAATATGCAAGAGCACTAGCCGAAAGAGATGCAGATTTAAAAGGACTGCTTAAAGTAGATATAGGTGGGGGGCTAAATCCTTATCCTGGCTATACTACTGTAGATATGAGAGAAACCGCAGACTATATTTGTGATTTAAATGATGGTATTCCTCTTCCTGATAATTCAGTTGGCGTATTAAATGCAAGTCATATACTGGAACATCTTCACGATAAAACAAAAATTATGAGCGAAATACATCGTGTGTTAGCGCACGGTGGGTGGGCTTTTATTGAAGTACCAAGTACCGACGGACGAGGTGCTTTTCAAGATCCAACTCATGTAAGCTATTGGAATGAAAATAGTTTTTGGTACTACACTCAAGCAAGTATGGCAAACTTTATAGATAATACTACGATAAGATTTCAAGAGTTTAGAAATGAAACGTGGTTTCCAAATGACTGGCTAAGACAAATAAATGTATGCGTTACAACCGCATGGTTAGTAGCTGTCAAAGATGGTCCACGGCTTCCGCATACACTCAATATTTAGCGTTCTGCGTAAAATAAATGATCTCCAACTCTTGCTACATAGTGTTTTTTACGAAAAAATGGTTTTTGTGGTTTATGAACACTATGAAAATAGTAAGTGTCTTTTGGTAAATTTGTAAAAGTATAAGGATATACTTTTAACATAATTTTAGCAATTCTTAACGATTCTCTCCAACTGTAAATGTCATCAGGAGTATCTGGTTTACCATCGCAATACCAAGAAAACTGACAACGATTACGAATTGGAGAGTATCGAATATGTGGTCCTTGCTTAATGACTTTGCAAACGTCATTTGGAAAAATCTCGCTCATGGTGCGGTGCAGAACTACTTCTGCAACCGCGACCTTGGCAATTGTTGATTGGTTTCGCGCTTCCCAATAAATGGCAAGCGCTAAACAAGTCTCAGCAATCATTTGAATATATCCTGCCAGTTTCCAGTGGTACTTGCTCGTGCATACTCAGTTGCTCTATTTTCAAAGAAATTAGTATGCTCGACAGCGTTCAACATATAATCGAGCCACGGCAGAGGATTGCTTCGACTGTGAAAAATTTTCTTTAACCCCAATCCCAGTAGCCGTCGATCTGCAATATATCGAATATACTCTTTTACTTCACAAGCCGTAAGCTCTGGAACTTTACAACTTGCAAATACAGTATCAATAAATGCATCTTCTAGCTCTACAACTCTTTCCGCAGCACAGTAGATTTCATACTTCAATCTATCTGTCCAAATTTCTGGGTGCTCGCGAATAAACTCTCGAAAAAGTCTGCTCATTCCTTCTACATGAAGCGTTTCATCTCGCACAGACCAAGTAATAATCTGTCCCATGCCTTTCATAAGATTGTGTCGCGGATAGTTTAACAATATCGCAAAACTACTAAAAAGTTGCACTCCTTCTGTAAAACCACTATAGACTGCAAGAGTCTTAGCAATATCAATATTTGTATCCATATTAAAGTTTGTCAGATACTCGTGTTTATCTGCCATCGCCTTAATATTTGCAAACATCTGAAACTCACTTTCATCGAACTCAAGCGTATCGACTAATAGTGCATATGCTTCTTGGTGAACAGCTTCCATACTAGCAAAAGCCGCAAGCATCATACGAATTTCTGGCTTTTTAAACGTAGGAAGATAGTGCTTAGCATATCCACAACATACGTCCACGTCAGCCTGTGTAAAAAAGCGAAAAATTTGTGATAAAAGTTGCTTATTGTCAGAATCGAGCTTTTCTCTAAAATCTTTTAGATCATCTGCCAGTGGAACTTCATCGGGCAGCCAATGCATATGCTGCTGAGTCTTGTAAAATTCAAATGCCCACGGATACTCAAACGGCTTATAATAATTTCTTTCTTCTAGCAAACTCATTTCTTTACTCCTTTACATACCGGGCAAAGTACTACAACGTTATGTTGTAGTACTTTACCAGTTCCGTCACATCGAAAACATACTGTGCAACTGATTTTTTGTTTTTGTTGAATTCTTTGCGTTCTATTCATATCAGCCTTCGCAAGCAAGACAGGCGTCCTCGTTGTTAAAGTCGAAAATGTACTCTCGTAGTTTTTCGTCTGAAATTACTTCTGCACGCTTAATAGCTTCGCTTCGGCAGTAGTACAGTGTTTTTACACCGCGTTTCCATGCCATCATATGAATATTATGCAACTCTTGTTTTGATACGTTTGCGGGGAAAAATAGATTCAAAGACTGAGATTGACAAATAAATTCTTGTCGATCTGCTGCAAGTTCTACAATCCATCTTTGGTCAATTTCTACCGCAGTTTTAAAAATACTTTTTGTCCAATCGTCTAAAAAGTCAAGATGTTGTACGCTTCCGTTGTGCGTAACGATTGATTTCCAGACTTCCTCATTGTTCATTCCTAGCTCTTCGAGCGCAAATTCGAGATACTCGTTTTTAAGTAGCGAGGTGCCTGACTTAGTTTTTTGAGTAAATGCATTAGCGCGATAAGGCTCAATAGCAGGGCTTGTATTACCGCATATGATGCTACTGCTAGCATTAGGAGCAATAGCAAGAAGGTGAGCATTACGGACTCCATCAGCCTCCCCGTCGGGGCAAGCTCCTCTAGAAACGGCAAGACGCTTAGACTCCTCCACTGCTTTAGCCTTGATATGACGAAACATACGCATGTTGATAGACTTTGCCATTGCGCTTTCAAATGGAACATTATGTCTTTGTAAGTAAGCATGAAAACCCATTCCTCCTAAACCTATGCTGCGCTCTCGCATTGCACTATATTTTGCTTTTGCAAGCTGGAGCGGGGCATGTTCAATAAAATAAGTCAGAACGTTGTCCAACATTCGTACTAAGTCCGCAATAAAATGCGGATGATCTTTCCATTCATCAAATTCTTCCAAATTTACACTTGAAAGACAACAAACAGCGGTGCGCTCTTCATTTGTAGGAAGTGTAATTTCTGAGCACAAATTTGAATGATGCACACGAAGCCCTAACTTTTTCTGAAAAGGAGGCAATGCTCGATTTACGGCATCTTCAAACATAATGTACGGCTCACCAGTTTCAACACGGTTTTGGATCAATTTTACCCAAAGTGCTTTTGCCGATACAGTTTTAGTAATTTTCCCGCTGTTAGGGTCAATCAAATTCCAACTATCATCAAAGCCTGGCGTAGTGGTAGCATTTTCAATAATTTGCATGAAAGCATCAGGAATTACTACTGCATGATGAAGATTTGTAGATTTGCGGTTAATATCTCCGCCTGTCGGCTTTCGAACATCAAGAAATTCCTCAATTTCTGGGTGACTCATGTGCAAATAGGCAGCATAGCTTCCTCGGCGAGTAACTCCCTGAGAAAATGCCAGCATTTCTGCATCTACAACTTTCAAAAAGGGTATAACACCAGTAGACTCACTTCCGTTTGACGTTTTTGAGCCAACACTTCGCACTCGCGACCAGCTTCCGCCGACCCCGCCGCCGACCGATG